GCTAATCCAGCTATTGGCACGATCATCATCAAGGATCAGGCCATCTATGCTTATATTCAACTAGGCGGACTGACAACATGGTATCCGTTCGCTAGCAAGACAAATTCATACGTCCACAACCAAGGCGGTCCTGCCTCGATGTGGTTAGTGCAGCACAACCTTGGCACTACAAACGTATGGTACCAGATTAGACAGTCAAACGGAAACATTGTCTCCGCTGGTAAGACAGACATTGACATTAACTCGTTCTATCTGTACTTTACAGAGGCAATTACTGGTACTGTAGTTGTAGTAGCACCAGACTCAATTAACGTTCCACAGGTTAGCGCAACAGCTATTGATGTTGCTGGTGGTTCTGTTGTGATTGACAACTATGGTGTTAAAGTCCACGGTAGTCAAGTATTAACTGGCGCAGACATCCAGCCACAGATCGACGCGGCTATTGCTGCTGTTGTAAACGGCGCTCCAGCGGCGCTTGACACACTAAAAGAGATCGCTGATCAGTTAGCTAACGATGAGTCCGCTGTTGCCAGTTTGACAACGACTGTTGCCAATAAGGCAAACAAAGACCTATCCAACGTTACCACATTGCCAGCTGGCGTAGTTGCTCAGCTCAAAGGCGACAAGGGCGATAAGGGCGATACAGGAACAACTGGCGCGCAAGGTCCAGCTGGTCCTAACGGCGCTAAGGGCGACACTGGCGCAACAGGCGCTCAAGGTCTCAAGGGCGATAAGGGTGACACAGGCGCAACAGGCTCACAAGGTCCACAAGGCTTAAAGGGCGATACAGGCGCAACCGGCGCAACAGGTGCACAAGGTCTTAAGGGCGACAAGGGTGATACCGGAGCTCAGGGTCCACAGGGAATTCAAGGCCTCAAAGGCGACACCGGTGCAACTGGTGCTCAAGGTCCTAAGGGCGATACAGGCGCAGATGGTGCCACTGGTCCACAAGGTCCTCAAGGCCTAAAGGGCGACACTGGCGCAACTGGTGCTCAGGGCATTCAAGGTCTCAAAGGTGATACAGGCGCAACTGGCTCAACCGGTGCTAAGGGTGACACAGGCGCTACAGGCGCGCAGGGTATTCAAGGTCCAGCTGGTAATGATGGTGCTACTGGCCCACAGGGTCCACAAGGTATCCAGGGTATTAAAGGCGACACAGGCGCAACAGGCGCACAGGGTCCTAAGGGCGACACAGGCGCTACAGGTCCTGCAGGTACAGACGCAAGTGTAACAAGTAGCTCTATTACTACAGCTTTAGGATATACACCAACAAGCCCAACTGATGTAAGTACTGCAATTTCTGCTGTTGTTGGCGCTGCTCCTGCTGCATTAGACACACTGAAAGAAATCGCTGACCAACTAGCTAACGATGAGTCTGCAGTATCTGCATTGACTACTGTTGTTGCCGGTAAGGCAAACAGCGATCTGTCTAACGTTACCACACTTCCAGCTGGTGTAATCGCTCAGCTTAAGGGTGATAAGGGTGATACAGGCGCAACTGGCGCTACCGGTGCTCAAGGTCCTAAGGGCGACACTGGTGCAACCGGTGCTCAGGGCATTCAGGGTCTTAAGGGCGATACAGGCGCGACAGGTGCTACTGGCGCTCAGGGTATCCAAGGTCCTAAGGGCGACACTGGTGCAGCCGGTACAAACGGTACAAACGGCACTGACGGCGCAACAGGCGCTACAGGTCCTCAGGGTCCACAAGGCCTCAAAGGCGATAAGGGCGATACAGGCGCTACAGGCGCACAGGGCATCCAGGGTCTCAAGGGTGACACAGGCGCAACTGGCGCACAGGGTCCTAAGGGTGACACTGGTGCTACAGGACCACAGGGCATACAAGGTCTTAAGGGTGACACAGGCGCAACTGGCGCAACAGGACCACAGGGTATTCAGGGTCTGAAAGGCGACACAGGCGCAACTGGTGCAACTGGTGCTCAGGGCATTCAAGGTCTTAAGGGCGACACTGGCGCAACCGGCGCAACAGGTGCTACAGGACCACAGGGCCCACAGGGTATCCAGGGTCTTAAAGGCGACACAGGCGCAACGGGTGCCACTGGTCCTACAGGCGCAACAGGTCCTGCAGGTTCAAACGCAAACGTAACAACTAGCTCAATTAGCACAGCGCTTGGCTACACACCAGCAAGTCCTAGCGACGTTAGCTCTGCTATTGCTGCCGTTGTTGGCGCGGCTCCTGCAGCGCTTGACACGCTCAAAGAGATCGCTGACCAGTTGGCTACAGACGAGTCTGCAGTTAGCGCGTTGACCACAGTGGTATCTGGCAAGGCTGCTAAGGCGACCACATTGGCTGGCTACGGTATTACTGACGGTATTACAGCAGCCACTGCAGCGTCTACCTACGCAGCAAAAGCCACAACATTGGCCGGTTATGGTATAACTGATAGCTTGACTGCTGCTACAGCGGCGTCTACATACGCGGCTAAGGCTACAACGTTGAGCGGCTATGGTATTACAGATGCAATCACAGCGGCTACAGCGGCGTCAACCTATGCAGCAAAGGCAACCACATTGGCAGGCTACGGAGTTACCTCTGTAACTGGCGGTACATTTTAACTAGAAGGAACATATAACATGGCACAATCAGGATACACTCCTCTATCGCTGTACTACAGCGCTACCGCCTCGACTGCACCATTAGCGGCCAACTTGGTCGCTGGTGAGTTGGCGCTCAACACAAACGACGGCAAGCTCTACTACAAGGACTCCTCTGGCGTAGTGCAGGTTCTGGCCACTAAGGCCGCATCATCTGGCTCCTTTGGAGCGCTGACTGCAACGTCTATTATTGACTCTGGTTTAACAAGCGGTCGTGTAACCTATGCAACCACTGGCGGTCTGTTAACAGACTCTGCCAACATGACCTTTAACGGCACTACATTTACTACAGCTAATGATGCTTCTATATCAGGTCTTACTGTTGGTAAGGGTGGTGGTAGTGTTTCAGGAAATACAGCACTTGGTTTAAGTTCTTTACCTGTAAACACAACTGGTTCAGCAAATACGGCATCTGGTAATCAGTCTTTGTTTGCAAACACCACAGGAAACAACAATACCGCTTTTGGTTCTAATTCAGTTAGAAATACTACAACTTCTAACGATAATACTGGCGTTGGATATATTGCTTTATATACAAACACAACTGGCGCATCAAATACAGCAATAGGTTCAGGCGCACTCCAAGCAAACACCACCGCATCTAATAACACCGCAGTAGGCTATCAAGCTGGGTATAGTAATACTACTGGTTTAATGCAAGCGTTTGGTATTGGTGCTGGAAGAAGTAATACTACTGGTGAAGTTCATGGATTTGGTAGATATGCTTTATACACAAATACTACAGGAAATGGAAATTCAGCTTTCGGTAATACAACTTTATTTAACAACTCTACTGGTAATAATAATAGCGCTTTTGGTGATGGCGCATTAAATGCCAACACCACCGCATCTAACAACACAGCAGTAGGTTATCAAGCTGGGTATAGTAATACTACTGGCGATATAACTGCTGTTGGTTATATTGCAGGAAAAGGAAATACTACTGGTACTTGGAATACAGCCGTTGGAAACTCATCTTTACAATTAAATACTACTGGAAATGGCAACACAGCTTTAGGGTATATTGCACTTCAAGTAAATACTACGGGTGCTTACAATACTGCTATTGGTGGTAGAGATGTAAATGGTTACGGGCCATTAGCAAATAGTGGAACTGGTAATTACAATATTGCTGTAGGTAATGCCGCTTTAGCAAATGCTACTGCATCAAACCAATGTAATGCTGTAGGTTTTCGTGCTGGATATCTTAATACAGGAAGTGATAATTGTTTCTTTGGTTATTATTCAGGTTTTCAAGTTACAAGCGGTAACTACAATACTTATGTAGGTAATAACGCTGGGCCAAATGGTAGTGCATCTACTGGTTCAAACAATGTAGCATTAGGTTACCAAGCCCTTACACAAAACACCACCGCATCTAATAACACCGCAGTAGGTTATCAAGCTGGGTATAGCACAACTACTGGTCAACAAAGTACATTTATTGGTCAAGGATGCGGTTATCAAAATACAACTGGTGGCGGTTTATGTTTTATTGGTACTGCCGCTGGTTTTAATTCTACCGCTTCAAATAATACTGCTGTTGGGTATTATTCTTTATATAACAATACTTCAGGAACAATGAACACTGCTATTGGTGGTGGTTTATATCAAGTAGATACTGGTGCATTAGGTAGAAATACAACAGGTTCTTACAATACAGCATTAGGACATTACGCATTATTTGGAAACACCACAGCTTCTAATAACACAGCAGTAGGTTATCAGGCTGGTTATGCAAATCAAACTGGCACACAAAATGTCTATGTAGGTTATCAAGCTGGATTAAATGCAACTGGTTCAGGCAACACTTTTGTTGGAACTTATGGTAGTGCTGGTCCTTGCGGTGGTGCAATTAGCACAGGCGCAAAAAACACCATTCTCGGTGGCTACAATGGCAATCAAGGCGGTCTAGATATCCGTACATCAAGTAACTACATTGTGTTATCTGATGGTGATGGTAATCCTAGAGGTTATTTTGATAACAATGGGTTTTGGATTGCTCAATCAGGTGGTGCTTTTGGTGGTGTAGGATATGCCGCTAGTGAATCAAGAGGAATTAGGATTCAAGGTGCTTCAGGAACTGGTGCAACAAGCACTCAAAGTGTTTTTTATAGCGTTAATTACAGCACTACTGCTGGTTTACCTGTTTTTATTGCAAATTGGTCATCTAATGCTGCGGCAGGCATTGGCCCTCATAGTGGTGGTAATGACAATATTGTAAGAATTGGTCAAACTGTTACTACTTCAGGAGCTTGGGCTTGGAATGGAACTTATTGTAATGTGTATGCTGGTGCATATACTAACGCTTCCGACTACCGAATCAAAGAAAATGTAAAAAATTATGATGACGGTGCTTTAGAAAAAATATTGGCTTTGCGACCAGTTACATACAATATTATTTCGCCAAAAACAGAAAAAGGAAAACAGCCGCAAATTAATAAAACCGAAATTGGTTTTATTGCACATGAAATTCAACAATACATTCCTGAAATTGTAATTGGCGAAAAAGATGCAATTAATGAAGATGGTTCAGAAAATCATCAAGCGGTAGATTATTCTAAATTTACAGCAGTTCTTACAAAAGCAATCCAAGAACTCAAAGCCGAATTTGACGCTTATAAAGCAACCCACCCTTAAAAGGAAAATAACATGACCAACAACAAACCAACAGCCGAGGAAGTAACCCAGTCCTACAAGGCAGCCCTTGACTCTGTGGCTCTTCTGCAAGCTGGCAAGCCAGATGATATGGAAGACGCTGATTGGGCAGACTGCAAACAGCGCAACATCGATCACCTTAAGATCCAAATTGCCAAGGGTGCAGACTTTTATGGCTCAAACGACTTGACACCATTTGAGAACGCAATAAAATAAGATCAGGGCAAGCCACCAGCCCACTTTGGTGGCACTTTAAAAAGGAAACATAATGGGACAAGATAAAAAGACCCCCGTTACAATCAACGACGTAGAGTATCAGTACGAGGACTTGACACCAGAGCAACAAGCCCTGTTCAACCATTGTATTGATTTGGATCGCAAGATCAGTTCGGCAGCATTTAACCTTGACCAGCTTAACGTAGGCAAGAACGCCTTCATCAAGCTGTTAGAGGAATCGCTTGCCAAACCGGCAGAAGTAGTACAGTAAAAAACAGTCGTGTCAAAGTAGAGGAGCCTAAAAACTCCTCTATCTTTCCATACCTATAATAAACACCGAGACTAAACGTGGAAATCCAAACCCTAATCAACACCGTGTTGCCGATCATCTGCGTCGTCTGTGGCTGGTTCCTTAAAGAGCTCTGGAACGCTGTCCAGATCCTTAAGACCGACGTCAACGACCTTCGCACACACATAGCCGAGAGCTACGTCCACAAGGACGACTTCTCCGACCGCTGGGACGAGGTATTAAAGGCAATACACCGCATTGAGGACAAGCTGGACGACTTGCGCGACTGATGGACAAAAAGATTATCCTAAACGCGGCAATCGTTATCGCCATCTGGATTTTGGCAGGCTTTTATTTAAGCAAAATTGCCAAGGCCGATGAGACAATTATTAACTACAAGGGACAGCCAGTTCCGTCAGCCATCGCCCCGTCGATGTCCGCCTTCTCGCAGGACGTCTGCAGTGTGCCGGTGTCTGGCGCAATCTCTAGCACTGTGATCGGGTTTTCTGGTGGCGCTGTCTACACCGACTCAAACTGTGAGCGTATCAAGCTTGCCAAGACATTGAACGACTTAGGACTTAAAGTGGCCGCTGTGGCAACCCTATGTGCCGACGAGCGGATCTGGGACGCCATGATGATGAGCGGAACACCATGCCCAATCGACGGTCTAATTGGAGACGCTGCCAGAGATGCTTGGATCAAGTCTAACCCAAATAAATTTGAGAAGCTCTATGGTAAGGTTCCTCCTCTGTCTAGCGCTGCTGCTCCTACCGAGCGTAAGTAAAACGCAGATAGTCTGTGGTTTAGATAAACTATGCAAGACATCAACTAGTATTACAACCATTACTGATACTGCCATTAACACCACAACAACTGGCAATATCATCAGAAGTACTTTAATACCGATGACCTCCTGCGCAGTGTTGGTCAACGAGAAGACTGAGAGCTGCTCTCCTAACTATTCTGGCATTAAGAAGTACAAGCAGGAGGTAAAGAGCTGCACCGACGGAACTAGCTCGCAGGGTGGTTGGCAGTTAGTGTCTGACACTTGCACCCCCAACCCTCCAACGTGCATGGTTAGCAGCGAGCAGCAGACCCTGTCGTGCCCCGGTGGCTACACTGGAAGTATCAGCCAGACAAGAGTGTCAACCTGTTCTGACCCGTACAACCCGGCCATTATGGGACCTTGGATCACAACGGTAAACAGTTGCACCAAATCGGTGACAAACGCGACCAACCCGGTATCGCCTGTCAGCCCGATAGCACCACCCCCAGCGCCAGCACCGCCGCCTCCAGCGTCGATGCAGCAGCCCGGGCAAGGACCGGGACCGGGACCGGCACCGCAGCAGGACGCACCACCTCCGCCGCCACCCCCATCAGGACCGGCGCAGGATGCACCACCCCCGCCACCAACAGCACCTTTACAACAGCAACAACAAGGGTCTAGTGGTAATAATAACGTGGCCCCAAAGCCACAGGCTCCAAGGCCAAACTCGGTGGAAAGAATAGTGTCGCTTGACATTATCAACAAGCCAGCGATTACACAGCCTAACGTGTTCCCATCACTATCAATTGGAAACGAGCTGCCACTGAGTATGTTGATGCAGGACAGCACGATGATGGACATGATGTTTTTAGAGCCACTGACACAACAACCATTAGAAGAAGGGATAGACCTCTCGCAATGAAATTAGAAGATTTAAAATCCATTTTAGACAGTCTAAAAAACAACCCCATGGCAATCTGGGGCTTGGTGTTTGCCTCAATTGGCACAATTACCACTGTAACGTATCAGGGCATTACCAAGTACAACGACATCTCCGCAATTGTTAGCGGCTACGACGACACTGCCTCTGCAGCATCCTCAGCCAGTCGTAAGGTGGACACCTTGACCGAGAGGTTAAACTCCCAGCAAGAGGCCATCATTAAACTACAAGAGCGTTCTAGCGAGGCATTATTAAACGCTAGAGAGGCTAAAATTGTTGCAGAGTCAACTCAAAAAGAGGCTAGAGCCTCTGCTAATGCTACTAAGGTTGAACTTGAAGTAACCGCTAATTCACTACGTTCAGAGATGAACACATTAAAACGTGCAAGCACCAATCGACTAGGACAATAATATGTTTGGCATTGACGACATCATCAGCGTTGGCATGAAAGTATTGGACAAGGTCATCCCTGACCCGGCCCAAAAGGCAGAGGCGCAGGCAAAGCTGCTAGAGCTCCAGCAACAGGGCAGACTTGCCGAGTTGCAGTCTCAAGGTAAGGAACAAGAAGAGATCAGCAAACGCTGGGAGGCGGACATGGCCTCTGACTCTTGGCTCTCCAAAAACATCAGACCCATGGCGCTTATCGCCATCTTTGCCGGTTACTTTCTATTTGCCATGATGTCGGCATTTGGCTTTAACGCTACAGAGTCCTACGTCCAGCTACTAGGACAGTGGGGCCAGATCGTCTTCTTGGCGTATTTTGGAGGCAGGACAGTCGAGAAGGTAGTGGAGATGAAAGGTAAAAAAGATGAACCTAAGTGATCACTTTACACTTGAAGAGCTCACCCACACAGACCACCGTGAGTTTGAAAACACCCCAAACGCCAGTGAGCTTGCCAACCTTGTACGCCTAGCCGCCTTTTTGGAAAAGGTAAAAGCCCTGCTCGGCGACAAGCCGGTCATGGTCAACAGCGCGTTTAGGTCCAAACAGGTCAACGACGCGGTGGGCTCTAAGGATACATCACAGCACCGAGTCGGCTGCGCTGCCGACCTGCGCATCCCGGGCATGACACCAGATGAGGTGGTGCGTGCCGTTATCGCGTCAGACCTGCCATTTGATCAGGTCATCCGCGAGTTTGACCGCTGGACCCATATTAGCGTGCCAAACACCCCGGACGCTAAACCTCGTCGTCAGGCTCTAATCATCGACCGCGCAGGCACCCGCCCATTTGCCTAAGATGATCTACGCCTTCTATCTTCTCCTAGTACCGATCAGCCTAATCATCACGCTCATAGCCGTTTTGATAGCGCCAATCCTGCCCCTCTTTGCCACAAGCCAAGAAGGGTGGAATGATAATCATTCGTATTGGGGCAAGGGGCCACGTCTGCCTAACTGGTTGTCTTGGTTTCAAACTCCAGACAATAGCCTAGACGGTGACGCAACTTTTCAAAACCTCTTTCCACCATGCTGGTGGTCTCAGGTGCACTGGCTGTGGAGAAACCCGGCCTATAGTTTTGCCCTGTGGTACTTTATTCCCAATAATTCTGCCACCTTTATCGGTGACAATTTGATCAAGGATAACGACAATGCAAGAGCAGGATGGCTTTTGGTCCATGCTAATGGACTCTTTCAATTTGTTTGGGTTTGGCATATACCTAGCACTAATCGTTGTGTGTATGTTAATCTCGGCTGGAATATTCGTGCACTGGTCGATAAAAATGTAGACCCCAAACCAAACCCCTATCAGGCTACCTTTGTGTTCTCACCAAGGATAAGCGGTTTCAGATAATAAACCCCAATTTGTGCATTATTATATGGCACAGAGTAAGGAGTAAAAATGAAAAAAGTAGTCGCAGTTTTGTTGTGGTTGTTAGGCAGTTTTGCAGTGATCCACCTAACAGAACGTTTTACCCACATTGAGGAAAACATTGAGGCAATCGCCAGATCCACGCTGTCCCATATTATTAAAGAGGAAGGCTTTAGAAATAAGGCTTATAAAGACTCTAAGGGGAATTTGACCATTGGTGTGGGGCATTTGATTAAAAAAGACGAGAGGCATCTTGTCCACACCACCCTAACTGACGAACAGGTAGAAGAGCTTCTTAGAAGCGATTTAAGGTGGTGCCAAGACGCCGTTGAGACCTCGGTAAGGGTAGCCCTTAAGCAGCACCAAATCGACGCCCTATACAGCCTATGCTTTAACGTGGGGCCTGATAACTTTAAGCAGTCCACCGTGGTCAAAAGGTTAAACCAAAACGACATTAAGGGCGCGGCGGATGCCATACTGATGTGGGACAGACCACAGGAGCTTATCCCTAGAAGAAAACGGGAAAAAGCATTGTTTTTAGGGGCGTAAACCGCCCTTTTTTTGCATTAGTAGATATGAGGGCCAATCACCCAATTTAATCTTGAGGAAATTATGGAAGACTTTAAAAGACTACCCAAAATGAAAGCTGGTGGCAGTTGTGCCAAACCAAAAGCAATGTGCTATGGCGGCAAAATGAAAAAGGGTGGCGAAGTAGATTCTACCGACATTAAGCAAGATAAAGCTATTATCAAAAAAGCATTTAAAATGCACGATGAGCAAGAGCATAAAGGCGAGCGAACCAATCTATCCAAATTATGTGGTGGTGGTCGTGCTAAAAAATCTATGGGTTCAGTGCGCAAATATAAAACTGGCGGCACCGTAACAAATGTATATGAAGCCAAAAAAGATGCTGGTGACAAAGATAACATTCAAAAAACCAAAGATATAAAAGCTGGTGTTGCAGCAGCACCTTCTAAAGCCACGGTAAAAGGTAAAGAGATTAAAAAGTTTCAAGCTGGTAGGTCAACCGGCCCTCTAACTGATACAGCTCGCAAGTTAATTGATATGGAAAACATGCGCCAACTGGGACGTATTGCACAAGGTCGTAAATATTTAGGCCCAGCACAACAATCTCAAGCAGTAAGTCAAGGTGTATTTAATCCACTTACTTCCGCATCAACATCTACAACTCCAGTTTCAACGCCAATGACAACTACCCCTATGGGCGATCAAACTGGTATTATGGGACAAAAACGTGGTGGAAAGGTTAAATGCAAATAATGCCAATCGAATCTAAACAACAGCAAAAAGCCATGTATGCCGCAGCCGCTGGTAAATCAACTCTTGACATACCTAAAAAGGTTGGCAAAGAGTTTATTAAAGCAGGCAAAGCTAAACCTAATTTGCCTAAAACAGTAATGAAAAAATCTGCAGGGCGCGGACGATAATATGGCGTATTCTGGGACGACTGGTCAAACAACAGTCAACGTTGACCAACTTATTTCGTATGCTTTTCGTGATGCAGGTAAAACTGCAGAAGAAATAACGCCCGAATATGTAAACGCTGCTCGTCAAGCGCTGTTTTATAACCTCATGGATCTATCTAACATGGGCGTTAATCTGTGGCTTTTGGAGAACCAATTGTATGGTGCGCTTACAGCACAACAGCAGTTAGTTCTTCCAAAAACTACCATTGACGTGCGAGAGGCAAACTGGGTGTACATCGTTAACTCCGCAGCGTCTAGTTACCTTCCAGTTGACAATCCACAATCCCCCACAGTATTTGACTTAAATTTAGACCAAGTTGCTACATCAACTATTGGTGAGAATTACTTTGGTCTAACATATCCACAGCCACAGCCAGTATTCTACGTTGGCTTTAATGGCTATGCCACTGGCGGTGGCACAACTACATATAACTTTGCTTATGAAGTTAGTAACGATGGAATTACTTGGAAACTAATCCAACAATTCCCAGCGACTACATTGTCTGATCGTCAATGGAAATATTTCAATATCTCCACTACACCAAATTATCAATACTACCGTCTGCGTGAGACCGTGTTGCCCACGTTCTCTATACGCCAGATGGTATTTTCTACAAGCCAACAAGTCATTCCACTATCACGTTTAAACCGCGACGACTACTGGAATTTACCAAACAAACAGTTTCCATCTGTGCGCTCATTGCAGTTTTGGTTTGACAGACAAATTGAGCCATCAATGTATTTGTGGCCAGTTCCTAACAATGACTTTCAAATGTTCCAACTTGTTGTTGAAAAACAAATGGAAGATGTGGGCTCATTGACAAATCAGATTTATGTACCAGATCGTTGGTTGCCAAGTGTTCAGGCAAGTTTATCACACAAATTATCAATGCAACTTCCCGGTGTTGATATGGCTCGCGTTGGCTATTTAGAGTTACAAGCTGACAAATTATTTTTACGAGCCAGTGAAGAAGATCGTGATAAGTCCCCGATTTATTTACAACCTAATATAAGTTATTACACAAGATGACCAACGCATACGTAATGACGTACGACAATTTGGTGTCCGATGTGCAAAATTACATGGAACGTAATGATGCGCAGTTTGTCGCTCAGATTCCTAGCTTGATTGGCTTGGCTGAGTCTGCTATTGCTGCTGAACTTAAAACTTACTTGCAGTTGACCGTTGTTGAAACAACACTGGCTCAAAACCAAGTGATTGTTGCCAAGCCAGCGCGTTGGAGAAAAACTGTTTCGTTAAAAGCAAACGGCAAACCTATTTTAATGCGTTCACAAGATTATGTAGCACAGTACCAATCTGAGTCTACACCAGCGATTCCGCTTTACTACGCCGAATACGACTACAACAACTGGGCGATTGCACCATCTCCCGCTGCGGCTACACCGGTTGAAATAATTTACTACAGCGAAATTCAGCCGTTAGATACAACAAACCAACAAAATCTATTTACTAGAGAAGCACCACAGGCGATGTTGTTTGGAACACTACTCCAAGCACAGGGCTACTTAAAAGCTCTTGACAAACTGCCTGTGTGGAAATCTTATTATACAGACGCACTGGCTGCTCTCAAGAAAGAAGATAATGCTCGTCGTGTTGATCGTAACACCACTGTACAAGAGCCATAATATATGACAACATACACTTCCCCCTTTACAGGCAATGTCATCCAACCCACGGATGTATCCTATTATGCTCTCTCATTTAGCTCCAACACTCAGCTCTATTGGCCTACTGTCGTTAACCCTACACAGGTTCCTGCAGCTCGCATTATGGACTGTGTTGCTAGTGTTGATGGTTTGGTTATTCTGCTTCCTGATGCGACACAAGGCGCAGTTGGTTCAGATATCCTCTTCCGCAATTTGGGAGCGCATGCGTTCACTATTACGGACGCAGCTGGAGCCGAATCAATTACCGTTGCTGTGGGCGCTGCTAAGTATCTCTATCTTACTAATAACACTACTCTAGGTGGCAGCTGGTCCAACATTGCTTTTGGAGTTGGTACATCTTTTGCTGATGCAGTAACACTGCAGGGCGCTGGCTTAACAACCGTATCTGGTCAACTAGCGACCACACAAAACGTTGTTGATATTACCTCGACACCAACGTTAAACAATCTTAGCCGCGCATCTACATTTAATTGGAACGCAGGCAATGGTGTAATAAATCTACCTGTTCCAAGCACCCTTTCAACTGGTTGGTATATTGGCTTTAGAAATAGCGGCGGTGGTGCATTAGCTATTACTCCAGTTTCCCCAGCGTTGATTAATGGGCAGTCAACTATTACGGCAAACCCTGGCGATTCTGGTTACGTTATCTATGACACTAACACTGGTAACTTTATCACTGTTGGCTTTACTGCCCCGTCTAATGTAACCTTTACATCAGCAACTTATGATGTGGATAGTATCCCTGGTTCAACATTAAGCTTAGTAGCTTATGCGCCAATCATTCAAACCTATATTGCACAGTCTGGTTCACGCACAACCACATTAACTGTCACGTTACCAGCTATTACACAGCTTTATGTTTTGGTTAACAATACTAACCAAACTGGCTACAATATTAACTTTGTGGTTTCTGGTAGTTCACAACCACCGTTGGTTTTAGCCGCTGGTTCTGTTGTTACAGTGTTAACAGACGGCATTAATCTTTTTACATTAACTCAAAGCTCAACGGGTCTATTTTACGCCTCTAATGGAACGGCAGCGTTACCATCGTATTCATTTGCGGGTGACACCCACACAGGCATGTACCTTGCCGGTACTAGTGTGCTTGGCCTATCTGCAAATAGTACAGAGATTATTAATATTGATAACTCCAATATATTGCAACCTTTGGTAACAGTAAACGCAACACTAAGAACTCAATTAATTGACGGCGGAACGTTCTAAATGCCGGCTGATAACCAGCAACAAGACACCTCGCAATACACTTCAATCTACAGCCTAGCAATTCCGGCTGGGATAAAACGCGACGGTACAGTATTTCAAAACGACCAATACACTGATGGTGTGTGGTGCCGTTTTCAACGTGGCGACCCTAAAAAAATGGGTGGCTATAAAACTATTTTTACAGCGTTCAACGGTATTTACCGTGGCATGATTGCCATTCCATACAACGGCGTTAACTATATTTTTGCTGGTAATGCAGAGACTTTAGATATTTTTACAACCGGTACGTCTTTTAGCGCTGGTAGTGGTCCATTTACTGTTAATTTTTTACGTGGTTCTGTATTTGCTAATGTAACATCAAATACCACAACCCAGGTCATTGTGCCAGGGAACGCTACTACTACCTTTGCACCAACTAAGACTTTTATTATTAGTCAAACTGGTACACCAACAGTTTATACTATTAGCACGTCGGTTCATACTACTAGTCCAAACCAAACTACTATTACGTTCACCCCTGCAGCGCCAGTTGGAACTATTAGCAAGATTTGGACAAATGATACAATCTTTACGCCTGATCCAGTAAATGGCCCATATCGTAACGACTGGCAGTTTGACGCACAGTTTAGTCCACAAGGTGGTGCACTATCATGCTTTGCACACCCCGGTTTAAACTTAGCTAATATTGACAACGGTGTAGCAACTCAAGTGTTGGTGGGTAATATTACGCCAGATGCAAATAACACATATTACTTTACTGGTCTTTCTGACAGTCAAGGGCAAAACCCTACCTATAAATCAATTAGTGTTGATGGTGGTGTATGTGTATTGTATCCATTTATTTTTGTATATGGCTCACATGGTTTTATTGCCAATAACAACGTAGATGCCACATATACAAATCAAAACTTTTATGATTGGAATGGTCCATTAGCAAACCAAGTTAACGTGGCAAGCTCTAAGATTGTTAAGGGTATGCCAATGCGTGGAGGCACGGCTTCCCCCTCTGGATTGTTTTGGGCAACTGATTCCCTTATTCGTGTTTCTTTTAATTCCCAAGCAACTCAGTTTTATTGGAACTACGACATTGTTTCAAGCCAAATCTCCATCATGTCTTCCAACGCAGTTGTGGAGATGGATGGTATATTTTTCTGGATGGGCGTTGACCGTTTCTATTTATACAACGGTAACGTCAAAGTATTGCCAAACGATAAAAACATAAACTGGTTGTTTAATAATATCAATTACGAACAACGACAAAAAGTTTGGGCCACTAAGATTCCAAGATACAATGAGATTTGGTTTTTTTACCCCCGTGGTACAGCAACAGAATGCACTGATGCTATTATCTATAATGTCAAAGATAATCTTTGGTATGATGCTGGCTCTGCAATGGGCGCTCGTCGTTCTTGTGGTTATACTACCGAGCTGTTTCCAACGCCTATTTGGGCTGGTTGGGAATATAATCCGGCGTATAATCAACCTAATTATGTTATCGCCCATCCTGCTAGTTTGCCAGCGCCCACATCAAAACAGTTCTATGTTGCTGGCGACTTAACACCACTGTTTAGTCCCGGTGACTACGTAGCATTTTCAACTGTCCCACAAGATACAGTTTATAGAATTACTGCCAGCCAAAACATTTTTAACACGACCATTGGTACACCTGGTGTTACTATAGTAACGGTTGACAAAGTAATTTCTCCAGGGGCTGTTGTTGGTTCCACAGTATATAGCGTGACTGGTGGCTATTCAATTTGGCAACATGAGTTTGGTCTTAATATGTCCACACTAGGCACTGAAGAAGCTGTGTATTCTAGCATTACAACCAGCGATATTAGCTGGTTAACGGGTAGTCCTTCCGGTGATAATCCAGTGGGTGTAAACCGCCGTATGCACCTGCGCCGTATTGAGCCAAACTTTTTACAGTCTGGTACTATGGCGTTGACCATTTTGGGTCGTAAGTTTGCTGGCGGTCAGAATGAAGAAAACTCCGGACCTTATTACTTTACCCAAGAAACTGGTAAAATAGACCTTCGTGTTGAGCATCGCCTAATTCGATTAAAGTTTGAATCTAATGAGATTGACGGCAATTTTGAAATGGGCCGAAATATGATTACGGCTGAGTTCGGAGACGAAAGACCTTAAATGAGTTTCCAGCAGTTTTTTCCTTGCCTTCCAGACTATATGACCTGGGACGATTGGAACGGCAATTTGGCTATTTATTACGGTCAAAAGAACATTGAGTTTGCCTCCGAGGAAAATTGGCAAGAGGGAGCCTTTAACCTGCTTAATTCTGAGGCATTTGCTGTTTATCCCATTCCAGACCCTAGTACATACGAGACTTGGCAAGATTGGGCCAGAGAATTTACTGAAATAATTAACGGTCCAAGTCGTTGATTTAGGGCGAAAACTGTGTTATTCTTGCATTAGTATATATGAATAACACAGGTGAAAAATGGGAAATTTAGAAGTTGGGCACTATTTTAGTACGCCCATTTATCGTATTGAAGTACCTGGATTTATAGAAGAAATTCTACCGGTTTTTGATGAATACGTATCAAAATCCCATCAGTGCAACGACAAGCATTTAGCCAAAATGACGGCTAATATGGCTGGTGACGAGAGGATCCTACCATTTGCCACATATGTTATTGAGTCATCTTGGAACATCCTAGCTTCTCAGGGATACAGAATGAATGATAAGCTTACGTACTTTCATTCGCTTTGGGGTCAAGAGTATGGTAAAATGGGTGGTATGGATGAACATGTCCACAATGATGGTGTGCAACTTGTAGGGTTTTACTTTTTGGAGTGTCCAAAAGATTGCCCTAAAGTTGTAGTGTTTGACCCACGGATTGGGAAAGTCCAATTAAGTATTGCAGAAGCTGACAGATCTAAGTTAACAGAAGCAAGTCAAAGAGTTGTCTTTGATCCACAACCTGGTGTTTTGTATATTACAAATGCTTGGTTGGCGCATGCGTTTACTAAGAACTCGTCAGAAGAGCCTTTTAAGTTTATTCACTTTAACGTTTCGGTAGAGCCAAAACCTAAAGAAGAAAAGAAACAGGCGATTGTAATATGAATAGATACTTAATTAGATTTAATAAAACACGCGGCCAAGAAGGTCGCGGAACAAAAGAGCATGTTTGGCGTGTATTTGAAAATGATCAAGAATACCTGTTTAAGCATTTTAAAATTAATGTTCCAACATTCGATGTAACCGATAATGTAGATTGGAATATTTGTTGTTTTGGTGTGATGGAAATTGATAGAGAAACATCTACAGCAATCATCAATTCAGAACAATTAACAACTTATGATGAGACACAAATCTGTAAACCATTATGACACCATCTGAGATTATTCACAAACATGCTATAGATGTAGGGCACAACCCAGATAAGCATTTAAAATTAGCTGCGCATCATCTTAAAAACGCTGGTATGACTTCACACCAACACGATGATACTTTGATGTTTTCCAAAAAACTTGGAGAGCATGAAGCACAGGTTCACTTTATTTCGCACGATCCGCGTTTGGCTATGATGGCTTCTTTGTCTGCACTATTAGATATTTTGCGCAATAAAGGAGTTAAAGTTATCTATATGAGCACAGAAAACAAATCAATTGTTCAAGCATTAAAAGACACTGGCGTTCATATTGCACCAACTAATCATCTTAATTTTAAATGGGTAGCCTCAATTTAAACCTTTCTGCTAGTGCAGAAGATTTTAAAAATGCTTGGTTAAAAGCTGGTAAACCTGTAAAACCACCATTTAAAAACGCAATACATACTACAGATATTGCTTATGCTTTGTGCCTGTATAGGGATGGCCCGTTTCAAATAGAGTTATATATTTGTAAACCTAACACTGAAACGCCGTTTCATTCTCATCCGGGAATTGAATCTGTTTCTTTGTATTTAACGGGCAATTTAAATTTTGGTCGTAAAGATATTGGATTTGTAGATCTATCTCAATACCAAAAGCCTAAAGAAAACGGCACTCATATGTTATTGGGCAAATCAGTTGAATCTGGTTTTGCTGCAGAACACGCGGTAAAAATTGGCCCCGAAGGTGGCGCCTTTTTAATTTTTGAGAAATGGCACACAAAAGCTCCAACATCTGTTACAATTAACTGGGAAGGTAACCTAGTTGGAGAAGAACATGCAAGAACCATTGAAGTGGCAAACAGTTGAAGAATTTAGAGATTGGTATTGTCAAAAAGGATTTCCATTAAGGCCTCCTTTTAAGAATCCGGTTTTTTACACAGATAATGCAATGTCCTTGTGTTTGTTTAGAGAAGGCCCGTTCCAAGTAGAGTTGTATGTTACACAGCCACATAGTACTTCTCCAAAACATACGCACCCAGGTGTTGAATCTGCTTTTGTTTATTTAACAGGCAATATTCAATTTAATTTAGAAGGTAGAGATAATCCAGATGTATCTCAATGGCAATACGCCAAAGAAAACGGAACGCATGCTCTACTCGGTAAAACAGTAAGCTCACCAGATGGGATACCGCATTGGCTTTCAATTGGACCTGAAGGTGGTGCATTTTTAAGTTTTGAATACTGGAAAGATAAAGAACCGGTATCTGTAACAACCAACTGGGAAGGTGATGCCGTTGGTGAAGAGCATGCTAAAGTGTTAGGATGGTAATATGATTACCTTCCAAAAAGAAGCACCCGAGCCATTTACGCAAGAAGCTATGGCGTTGTTTCAAAAGCATTATGAAGAGATTGCCGAAAGAACTGATGTGATTGTTTTAGATCCGGATCTTCGGCGATACAATGATTATTACAATAAAAACATATTGGAAATACACACCATTAGAAATGATGGTGTATTAATTGGATATAGTTTATGGTTTCTTACAAAACATATCCATTACAAAAATAGTTTAACTGCCAGTTCAGACGTTTTGTATATAAGTCCAGAATACCGAAAAGGTATGCTGGGCATTAAATTTATTAAGTGGACAACTGTAGAAATAAAGAAAAGAAATCCACAAAGAATTATGTTTCATGTTAAACCTTTTTTAGATTACAGCCCTATTTTAGAACGACTTGGCGCTGGTTATTTTGAAAAAACCTATTCAATAGTTACGGAGTAAATTATGGGCGGTACTGTCGGTTGTATTATTTGCATATTTTGCTGCGGGCCCAGTGGCGGTGGGGGCGGTGGTGGCGGTGGTGGCGGTGGCGGCGGTAATAACTACTGCTGGTGCTGTTGCAATTGCTGGTTCGGATGCTGCTGCGGTACTGGTGGCGGCGGTGGTGGCCCAAAAGGCGGTGGTGGAAAAACTAATGTTAATGTATCCACTATTAATCCTGCTCAAGTTCAAAACCCTCCGGCGCTTCAACCATTGACAGTTCATGGCAGTCAAGTAAATATTCCGTCTATTGCTCCTGCATTAAGCACTATGCCTGTAGCGCAATCGTCTTTAAGCCCTATGTCTTTGCAACAAATTCAACAGGCTGCTACTGGTGGTTTAATTGGGCTTGCAGCTGGCGGTAATTTACCAATGACTGAAACTCGTTCGCACGGTAAACAATTTGCGTTTCAAACGCCGTTCACTGGTTTAAGTTCCTTTTCTCGCTCACCAATGCCCTTAACTAAAAAAGCTGAAGGCGGTGATGTGGAAGGTTTTAATCCACAATTCTTTAGTGAGGGTGGCCAAAATGCAAGCAATACTTATGTCGAGGGTGACGGCGACGGCACAAGCGATAGCGTTCCAGCGATGTTAGCAAACGGTGAGTTTGTTATTCCCGCGGATGTTGTTGCAGATCTTGGAAACGGAAGTAATAGTGCTGGCGCCGCTATTTTGGATAAATTTTTAGAAGCGGTAAGAGAAGATAAAAGCAGTAACGACCCAAGTGAGTTGCCACCGGAAAGCAAAGGCCCATTGGCATATTTGGAAGAAGCGAAAAATAAGGTGAAATCATAATGCCAGGTACAACAGGATCAACAGGTTTAAACAACCTACTTGAAAGTTCTAATCAAGTACAAACCACAATGCCAGCGTGGTATGACGCCGCTCAACAAAATATTATTAATCAAGCTGGTACGGCAATGGGTGCTACACCACAGTTTCAAAATACTGTGGGTCAACAAGCAGTTAACTTGATGCAAAACCCAAACAATCCGTTTGCTCAAGCTAGTTCAACTTTAGGACAAATTTCTAGCGGTGCTGCTAATCCTTGGATTACAGACGCTTCTGGTAACGTAACACCTAACACCCAGACTGCTATGGGTGGTTTGTTCTCAGCTCAGCAAAATCAATTAAACCAACTATTGCCAACAGTAACAGCTCCGCAACAAGCAGCTGGTATTGGTACTGGCCAATTTGGTAGTTTACGTGGTCAAACCGCTGTTGATACTGCCAAAGCAAATGCGTTAGCTACTTTGCAAGCTCAACAAATGGAAGCAGCATTACAAAATCAACAGATTGGATCTGCAGCGGCCGCCAATCTTGCTAACGTTGGTACTCAAAACTTAGCTGGTGCATTGACAACAGGTCAAGCACAACAAAACGCCCCGTATCAATCACTTGGCAATTACGCTAATTTAGTTAACGCTTTAACTGTGCCCGGTACAGTAACCCAACAAAACCAGCAATCTCCACTACAGGCTGTATCTGTTTTGGCAGGTTTACCAAGCACTGGCGCCAATTTATTAAATCAAGTATTTGGTAGTAGTGATACGTCTGGTTCTATATTAAATTTATTAAGTAGTTTACCTGGTGTTGGTGGCCTATTTAGTGGATCTTCTTCTCAAGGTTAATATATGGCAAATACCGCAAGTTCAAATGCTCCGTTGAGCAATTTAGATACGAATATTGCTGCGCCAGCTCAAGTAAGTTTTGTTAATCCAACAAAACCTGGACAGTTAAGCTCTATTAAAACTCAAACTGGTTTTGTGCTAGATCCAGAAAGCAATAAAGAAATTACTGCTAATATGGAAAGATTACTTGCTGAGCGTACTAGCCCGTATCAAAAAGCTCAAGCTGGTTTAGATACTATGTTAGCTCACACAGGCTATTTGCCAACTGAGCGTATTGCTACTAATAAAGCTACCCAAGAAGCAAGTCAAGCTGAAACATACAATATTGCACAGCAATTAGCTCAGTTAAAAGCAGCACAGAGAATTGCTGGTCGTGATATGACTGGTTTATTAAACCTAGTTACAGGTTCTCAAGGTAAAGCCGCAGCTGGCGATCCTGATGCTATTGCATTTAATAATTTAGATGCTTCTAATCGTGCTTTGTTTATGGAAGCATTGGGTCGTGGTGATACTAATCTTGCTAGAGATATTCTAAGCAAGTTTGCTGTTAGAGAATCTAACGCACGTCTGCAAAATTTGTACAATATTCAAGGTGGAGCACCAGTTACTGTTAACATTCGCTGGAAAGATGGTAAAACATATCCAGTTACTATGGCTCAACGTGACGCAGATACTTATTCTAAAACAGGTAAACTTCCTTCTGATTTACAAAAAGATTGGGATAGAGATGCAGCGCCAGTTCAAAAAGCTGCTGGTGGTAGTATTAGTAATATTAAACACTATGAAGAAGGTAAATCAGTTCAGGCTGAAGAACCTTCAACTGCTAAAAAGTTGCTTGAAGATTTAGTAACTGTTTTGTCTGGAAGCTCTACTGCAGAAGCTGCTCCCCCAGCTCCGGCAGGCGCAACACCACCATCTAAAGGTTTTGGTGTGCAAGTGTTCCCAGTTGATAGCTCAACTGCGGTTTTACCTAAAACTCCAGTATCAACCGGACCTACATCAGCCCCTACTGCATCACGCAGCGGCCCTCCAATTCCAATTACTCAAGCTCAATCAGAAGCTGAGTCTGCCCTGCGTCGTGGTGAACAATCTAACCAAGCTAACTTAGAAGCCACTAAAAAAGCTCGCGAAGAAGCTGGTACATATATTTCAAAAATTACTGAACAAGCACTTAAGAACGATCAAGTTCAAAGAGCCGCATCAGCAATTATCAACCATGCTCGTCAGCATCCGGAAGACTTTGCTTATCATATGCAGTCTGATGTCCCTGGATATGTTACTGGTTTAACCCACGATTTACCTTACGTTGGTCCTGCTGTTGAAAACTATGTAGCTAAGATTAAAGGTGGCGATGAGGCAGTTAACCGTCGTTCTGCAACAGACAGTAACGCATTAAAGCTTGGTATTGAATACGCTAAACAAGAACTTACCGGCAGTGGTATTCGCCCTGGTGCTGAGTTGTTTAGGCGTGGTGCTGAAGCTAAAGGTGTTGGCATCAATATGCCCGCTGAAAGTAACGTATATAATGCTTTCTTAATTGGTTCTGAATACGGCAAATCTGCCGATCAAGCTAAGGCTTGGAATTCATATAAAACTGCGGAAGAAAAAGCAGGTCGTGTACCAGACCCTCACGTATTTTTAATGAGCCCAACAAATGTGGCTATTGAAGAGAAGTGGAAGAAATTTTTAAATGACAACCTTCCATTCCAGGGTTCACCAGAAAAAGATGGTCGTAAACCATTAGAAAATTTTTACAAAACACCAAAGAAATAAATCATGGCACAAGATAATGAAGTAAAAGTGGATTTAATAGGTGCTCGTAATGCTGGCTATTCAGATGACGAAATTGCTCGTGATTTAGCTAAAAAAAATAATTTTGATTACGAAGAAGCAGTCAAAGAGGGATATAAACCTCAAGAATTAATAAAACACTTTACAGGTCAAGATCCGCTACCAGAGGGCAAAGTAACAGTTGAGACCTCACCATTACAAGCTGCTGAAGTGGCAGGTCCTGCTGCAGCCGTGGCTCGTCAAGGCGCCACTGTAGCAATGAAACCGGTTACTAAAATGATTGACGCTGCTACCAATAAAATTGGTGACAGAATGGTAGCAAAGGTTGGTGCTGGTGTTGATCCTGGTAGTTTACAACGTTACTTTAACACTCAATTTGGTCATGGATTTAATATGCCAATTGAAGAAGCGGAAAAAGTTCTTGGTTTAAAACGCGGAGATTTGTTTAGCCCGAGTCTTTTGCAAGATGCTTCAAAGCAACTTAAAGAAATGCAAAAAGCTGGCACTTTTGATGCTAGCAAATACATTGATCCGTCTGCAGTTTCTTCTGCTACCAAAGGTGGCAAAACAATTGCTCAGATGACTGCTGAATTAAAAAGCATGATTCCTGAACTTGGTGGTAAAGTTGTACAAAAATCATTACCTTATGTTTCTGTTGCTTCTACTGCAGCTGATATTCAAGACATTATGAACCGTTTGCACAAAGATCAGTATGGTCGTGCAATTGTTGGAGGTCTTGGCTTAATTGGTAGTGGTTTGTCTTTTGCGCCTCATCCAATACTCAAAGGTGCTGGACTAGCAGTGGGCGCTGGTGCTCCTATTGTTAACGCCATGATTGACAGAATGATGGGTGACGAAGAGCCAGAGAAAAGAGCTATGGGTGGTTTGATTGGATTATCTAACGGTGGGCAACCAGAAAATAAAACACCATCGGCTGAAGAGGCTAGACGTCAACTTAGAGAATGGGCTGAAAAGAATAAACCCGCTCAACCAAGAACCTATACAGAACGTTTAATTGATATGGGCAGGGATCCAAGCATCCCTGGAAGCCCAATAATCAAGAATACACCAACGCCAAAAAGTGGTAGTGGTGGTGGTGGTGCTGGATTTACTCCGGGCACAATGAATCCGTTTAATCCAGACAGCCCACTTAACCGTTAATCACTTCCTATAACGCTTTCCTACCCAGCCCTCTGCGGCTAAGGGCATATCTAATGCCCACTCTGGTGGTGTGGTCATAATACGAATCACATCAGCTAATGCAGTATCACTCCCTGCTTCATCTACTAGGAGCAATACCTCGTCATGGATCAAATTGATGATCTCATACCCGGCCTTCGTAATATTAAATGTAGCATCTGCCAAAAAGTCACGTGCCGTTCCCTGTACGGCAGATTGAAAGATACTACTACCAATCAAAGCATTTCTACTCCACTGCCGGGTAAATGTGTTTTGACTATGCACAGTGACACCAAGCTTCTCACTGCCCCATGGTGTGGTGAGCAACTCGAGCTCTGGCCTTTGCCAACAGATGAGGCGTCCTGATGGAAGTTGCATCCATAAAACCTGTTTCACCGATTTTAGCTTTATCTTACGACCAGCCGCGAAAGCAGTTCCGGGATTCTGAACTGCGTCGATGGCAGCAGTCTCGCACAATGTCCAAAGGTTCTTCACCTTTGCATACGACGCACGATAATTATCTACAGCATTCTTCGCTTGTAGATCTGTTAGCGTGACACCCATTCCCTCAGCATACTTAACAAGCCCTTTGGCGCCTTGACCAAACATTGCACCAAGGACCGCAGACTTGCTAATCTGGCGTTGTTCCTTCGTGACTTCATCATAGCTGATTCTATACAGGCTTTCTGCAGCGAAGACTTTGTATTCATCCAGTCCTTTCCGAAAGAGCTCCACCTTGTCGTTTTGTCCTGCGAGCCAAACCCCAACTCGGTTTTCAATTGAGCTAAAATCCACGTCAGCGAAGGTTTTGCCTTGTGGGGCCACGATGGCTGATCTGACCGAAGAAGAAAGCTCCTGCATTGTAGCTTCTGCTCGTACAAATACTCTTGGTATTGCCAGTTCAACTTCCTCATCGCTAAGTGTGGGGCGCGCAATATTTTGCAAATTGAGCCCACCACGGCTCGCCCAGCGGCCAGTACTAGCGCCATGATATACCAGTGTATTCCTAATCCGTCCTTCACGTTGTATCTCCATCATCTTAGCGTACTTAGCCACGCTAGTTTGGCTTCCTTCTTGCCTAAGCTCCAGCGCTTTTTTTACGCGCGTAGGAATGCTGCACTGCAGCATTTTTGAAACGGTCTCGGCGGTCAAATCGGGCAATTGGGTTTCTAGATGCTGATTAATCCATTCCAGTAATTTAGCCCGCTCAGAGGGCTTAAAACCGGTCAAGGAGACGCATTCGTTGTCTAGTTGGTCCTGAGCCCTTACGACTGCCAAGACGGCGTTGTGGAGCTCGTTTGGATCCACTGGCACCCCACGCAAATTGATCCGCTGGGTAAGCTCCCAGATATGCTGTTCTTGAGCACTGAGGGGACGTAGTAGCTTGACAATAGCCATTTCAGTTCTAACGTCTTGGGCACAGTACTCAAATAATTCGGCAAGTAATTCTGAGTCATTTTCAAACACTCCTTTGCGGTTTGGTTTACATAGTTTTTGGATTAAATAGCGGCCCCTTGTGTCTTTCTGATGAGTCGCATCCATAAAGATAGACGCATCGCCAAGAGACTGGGGAATGTTATTAGCCGCTGCAATTGCCATAGAGTCAATGCACTGCTCTAGTTTGAGTGGTGGCCAGCCGTACTTAGGCACACAGACGCAGTTCCAGATGGCGTACTCGAACATGGCGTTCCATGCTTGGATTTTGCCACCAGAGGCAACGTGGTCAAGCAGATGACCGAGTTCAATCTGTGGCTCTAATGGAAAAGGTTTTAAATCCTGAGCGTTATATGGTGGCTTAACTACCACATTGTCAGGTTGGGTGCCGAACGCAATACACAACACTTCTGTTGCGCTGTCGTTGGCGTATATGTCTAGCCCTTGATCGGCTAGGTCGATGTGAGATCTGGTCTCGAAGTCAATGCTATAAATCATAATGCTCCTATGGCAAGCCAACGTATTGGCGGTTGTGGGTGCCGGCTGTGTAACCGCAGGCCGGCGCTACGATGTTCAATCCCCGTTACACTGGGGTTCGGAGTAAAGCAAAATTATACCTCACAAACTCCAGCGCTGCAAGCTAGTTGCTGCGCGCCTTCGACGTTGTCCGTGGTTTCCTTGAAGTCTTCCCATCTGATTCTCGGAATGGAGCTCTTAAGGTTGTTGAAGGTTTGCTCATCACACTCTTCGTAAGGCGCTTGACGATACGTTCCTCCGTCGTAAGGGAGGTAGCTGACGCCGCTGATTTCTTGGAAGTGGTCCCACGTCCACGCGCCGACGCTCGGCCAGTCTTTTTCTTCAACGGAGATGGTGACAGAAGGTTTATGCTCACACCAGTGCCTTTGATAAGTAAGCCATAGCTCCAAATGGCTAATCGGAGTAACATCACTCCGAGTAAGTCCTTCAGGCGCTCTTTGAGGGAAACTAAATACGACAGTCTGATCGGGTTTATAAACGCAGGCTTCATTTGGTATTCCTTGTTGGATTAAGAATTGGGTGAGAGGGTCTTTCTTATCTCCTCTAACTCGGCGGATGTAGTACTTAGCGTGTCTAGGGTGGATTCCAGAAGCGCTATCAACGAGTTGGCTGACGGTTCCGCTGGGCTTAACGCAAGTAATTGCAGCACTCTTAGGTATTCCAAGCAATGTTGCAAATTCCTCGTTGGCTCTTCTAGACTCCTCTCTAAGCTCGGTAAGTAACTCATTTAACTTTTCTCCTTGGGTTGTGAGAAGTGGGTTGTCGTAGATTCCGGTGAGGGAGACACCAAGTAATCGCTCATCTTCAGTGTTACGTTGCCAAACTTTACGAAGGTATGGAAATTTGGTGAATGTACTTTGGATTGTTCCCAGTATTGCAGCCAATCTGACCTTACGTATAAGAGTTTCTTTGGTGTCGTCATGGCGTACTACACATTCACTAAGATTGCAAAATTGGTATGGTCGGAGAATGATCTCTGAGCACGGATTTGTTCCGAATTCAAAATTACTATCTCGATGCCCGTATTTTTCAACCGTCTTTTTAGCAGCCTCCCGATTAAAAATGCCTCGCTCACCGGAATGGGAGTTGTAAAGTGACAACCATTCTTCCATGAACTTTCCGACAGTAGGTGTTTCTGAATACACCGCACTGTTGTTCGCAAGAGCGCGGTGCGGGGCGGTTTCCCACCATGGTCCAGCTTTTGCATATCTGATCCTTTCATCGTCTAAGTCTGATAATGATATCATAGCTGAGCGGCGAACACCACCCACTACCACTACCTCACCAATTTTACACATCAGATCGTGGCACTCCAGGGAGTTTAACTTGCGACCCTTTGCGCCTTTAAATAAAGCAACAGCAAACTCAAACAGGTCTACTAATGGTTGCGGCCCGGAAGCTCTTCCTCCAAAAGTTTTGAGTCGTGCTCCGGCAGGGCGGACGGACTCAACATTCCACTTAGGGATTTCTCCGGCCCAGAGGTGGGCGAGGAGTAGACGTAATGACTTTGCCCAACCTTCCTTGCTGTCGTGTACGACGATGGTGTGCTCTGAATCAAACAACTTTTCTGGCACTTCGGGCAGACGGTTAATGTACTTGGATTCAACTGAGAATCCAACGCCAGTTCCGCAGAGCAAGATAAACATGGCTTCGTCAAAGCTTTTGGCGTCATCCACTGGGAGATACGAGCAATTATAGACGCAAGTATTGTCACGGTCGGCACTCTTTCCTGCCGTCATCATGGCTCGCATGGAAGGCATAAGTTCATGGTTAAAAATAGCACTACGAATTTCGGTTTTTAATTTTTTGTTTTCTTGTATTGCTGGTGTACGGCTAAAAATATAGTCAACGTAACGATCTACTGTCTCACCCCAATTTTCACGACGACCTTTTTCGTCAATAAATCGGGCGTATCTGCTAGCGGCAATGTACTCTCTGTAT